ATGGCTGCTGGCTTGTCGTACTACATTGCTGGAAAAGTTCCTACCGGTATGGAACGTTTGCCCATATTGAAGCAACAGTACGACGAGGCTTGGGAGTTGGCCGCATACGAAGACCATGAAAAAGCTGCTCTGCGACTTGTCCCCCGCCAGACCTACATTGGGAGATAACCGTGCCTAAAGGTATACCAAAAAAACCCGGTGAAGAGCAGCAGCTTGAAGGCGGTGGCGCGGGTGCTGGTACGAATGCAAGATCAAGATTGCAAAGTAACATAGGGGCTGATACCGTACTTAAAAATTTGCGTGAAAAGTTCAATGTTTCTAAAGAAAGTTTTAACGCTAAGCGAGACATTCGTGATCCTTCTATGGTGAGCGAAGAAGAACGAGCACGGGCGCTAAACCAATATCGACGTAATAAAGCGACTGAAGAGGCTACAACCGATGAAGGTGTAACAAAATACCCTTACGTTGAACCCACCGAAAAGAAAAAAGGTGGATTGACCGCTTCCCGCCGAGCCGACGGCATTGCCTCCCGTGGTAAAACCAAAGGTAGGATGGTGTAATGAGTAATCGTTTTGCCGCTGGTAAACACGCAATCGCGGAATGCGACCGGTGTGGTCAACGGTTTAAACTCAGCGTGTTGAAAACGGAGATCATTAAGACCAAGAAGTACGACTTGCTGGTTTGCCCAGAATGCTGGGATCCCGATCATCCGCAGTTGCAGTTAGGTATGTGGCCAGTGGATGACCCACAGGCTTTGCGAAACCCCCGCCCTGATCGCAGTTATGTAGTATCGGGAACAAGCGGCTTGCAGATCGACCCAACAGGCACAGGCATATTGGGTACAGGAACAAACGAAGGTGGCAGTCGAATCTTTCAATGGGGGTGGAACCCGGTTGGTGGTGCGCAAAGTGTAGATGCAGGATTAACGCCAAATGTCTTGGCAATGGCCGTGCAACTTGGTACAGTAACAGTAGTAACAACGTAGGAGTCGATGATGGACAAGAAACAAGTAAAGCAAATCGCTGATACCGAGGCCAAAAAAATGGTTAAAGGTCACGAGTCTCGTATGCACAAAATGGCAAAAGGTGGCGTGACTACTGACGCTATGAAAGCCGTTGGTCGTAACATGGCACGAGCTAACAACCAAGGTGGTAAATGATGGCTAAATACAGCGACAAACGAATGGGTAAAGAAGTTGGCACTGCCGCTGTCTATGCCCCTCCCCACACTATGACTGGTAAAGCAGTGTCTGGTGAAATACCAAAAGTTCCCTACGCAACTGAGAAAGCTGCCAAGGACGTTGGTGTTGCTGACCCTGTACCAAATGGCATGAGCTATGGTATGGCTGGCGAACCCAAGACAACAGGTATCAAAATTCGTGGCACAGGTGCAGCTACTAAAGGCGTGATGATGCGAGGCCCAGTGGCATGAACTACAGCCAGCTTGTAGTTGCGATTCAGTCTTACACGGAGAATCAGTTCCCCGATGTATACCTTGCTGATGGATCGACTGAGGATTCAACCACTCAGATAAATCGGTTCATTGAGCAAGCTGAACAACGCATCTACAACATGATTCAGTTTCCATCCATCCGTAAAAATGTCACAGGATCAACAACCTCGGGTAACAAATATCTGGCGTGTCCAGATGATTTTCTCGCTGTGTATTCAATGGCTGTTATTGATGCAACTGGCGCTTATGAGTATTTGCTGAACAAAGATGTGAACTTCATCCGCCAAGCGTACCCAACTCCAACGGATACGGCGACCCCTAAGTACTATGCTTTGTTTGGCCCACAGTCTTCAGCAAACACTGAGTTAACGTTCATACTTGGCCCAACACCTGATTCGGCCTACACGATGGAACTCCATTACTATTACTATCCAGAATCAATTACCACAGCCGGTACTACATGGCTGGGGGATAACTTTGACACCGTGCTTCTGTACGGATGCTTAGTTGAGGCTTACACCTTCATGAAAGGTGAGCAAGACATTATTACGTTGTACGACACCAAGTTCAAAGAAGCACTTGCGTTGGCAAAACGTTTGGGCGATGGTATGGAGCGTCAAGATGCCTACCGGTCTGGACAGTTCAGACAGGCGGTGACGTAATGGCTTTTACTGGCAACTGGGTTTGCAACACATTCAAAACAGGCATGATGAACGGGACGTTCAACTTTACGTCCGGCTCGTTCAAGATTGCTCTGTACACTAATGCAGCCACGCTTGATGCCACTACCACGGCTTATACGTCTACGGGTGAAGTTGTGGGTTCAGGGTACACGGCTGGTGGTCTTGCTCTCACGATTGCGCAGGTTCCGACTGTAGGCAACTCAGGTAACACGGCATACATATCGTTTAACAATGCAGTATGGACATCATCCTTGACTGCGCGGGGCGCATTGATTTATCAAACTACTACAGGTAATCCAGCAGTTTGTGTATTGGACTTTGGCGCAGACAAAACATCGTCTGCAACATTTACTGTTCAATTCCCTGACCCATCTAATACATCTGCAATTATTCGACTTGTCTAGGAGACTACATGGCTACATGGTCTTCTATTAACACAACACAGAGCGCCCTCTGGCAGACTATCAATACAACTCAGTCAGCAAACTGGTCATCTGTCGGTACAACGCAGTCACCAAGTTGGCAGACAATCAGCACGGCTCTTACAACATTCATTGCTTTTAATCCGTTTGCTACAACCGCATTTGCTGAGAGTGCATTTGCTGATGGCGTGGAAGGTGCAACTTGGGGTGCTATATCTACCGACCAGACTCCTGTTTGGACGCTGATTAGCACATAGGAACAAATATGGCATTAAAACTAGCAGATCGGGTAAGAGAAACAACGACAAGTACTGGCACTGGCGCTATTACTTTGGGCGGTGCTGTTGCTGGTTTTGTTTCGTTCTCATCTGTTTTAAGTACCAATGATACGACCTACTATGTGATTGTCAGTTCCACTGCGACAGACTGGGAAGTTGGCGTAGGTACATATAGTTCCAACACACTGACCCGCACCACGGTTCTGGATTCATCCAACAGCAATGCGCTGGTTAACTTTACCGTTGGCACAAAGGCGGTGTTTATTGCCCAGCCTGCTGGTCGGGCGGTGTATTCAGATGGCACAAGTATCGTATCTTCTGATGGCAAGTCAGTTCTTACAACCGCAGGCGGTACAGGAGTTACATCCTATGTGGTAGGCGATACGCTGTATTACGCAGCCGGTACAGTGCTGTCTAAGCTTTCTATCGGCACGGCTGGTCAGGTGATAACTTCTACCGGCACAGCCCCGCAGTGGAGTACGCTGTCAGGGATTGCTGTCACAACCATCAGCTTTGGCTCAACTGGATTGACACCAAACTCAGCCACAGGCGGTGCAGTCACAGTCGCAGGAACTTTGGGAACTGCAAACGGCGGTACAAACCTAACATCTTTTACATCAGGCGGTGCGGTATATGCCACATCGACTTCTGTATTGACAACAGGAACTTTGCCTACGACTGCTGGTGGTACTGGACTTACCAGCTACACCGCAGGTGACTTGCCTTACTACGCCACAGGTACAGCGTTATCAAAACTTGGTATTGGTTCAAGCAAAACAATTTTGACTTCATCTGGTACGGCCCCACAATGGTCTACCAACCTTGACACCTCTCAAGGTGGCACGGGATTAACAACATTTACTGCTGGTGACTTGGTTTACTTTGCAAGCGGTACATCATTTACCAAGCTGGGTATTGGTACAAATGGTCAAGTATTGACATCAAGTGGTACTGCCCCTCAGTGGACAGCGGCTTCTTCTGTAGGTGTTACAACTATAAGTTTTGGTTCAACTGGACTGACACCAAGCACTGCTACAAATGGCGCTGTGACGGTGGCTGGCACTCTTGCTTTGACTAATGGCGGTACAGGCGGAACCTCAGTAGCAACTGCTCAGACATCGCTTCAAGTAGATCCGGCAGGTACGGCTATAGCAATGGCAATCGCATTAGGATAAAAAATGGCAAATACATTTACCAGATACATCAACCGAAACGTAGGAACGTCACCCGTGACGATGGTGACTGCCGCTTCGTCTACGCAAACTACGGTCATCGGCTTAACAGCCTCAAACACAACAT